CTGCCCAAAATCTTGTGCAGCAGATTTTCCTTCCAGAAAAGCACGGAAGAACTCAGCTTGCAGCACCCGGTAAAATTCCCGGCAGAGCCGACTGCCAGCGCGTAGGAATCTGTGGAGATCCCCTGATACACAAAAAAGTTCTTCGGATCGCCCAGAGAGGATGCGTAAATGGTCTTGTTGGCGTTGCTCACGCCCCAGAGCCGGTTTTCGCTTTCACAGATAAAATCCAGATCCGGGATCTTCCGCTCAATTTTCATGGTACCCGCTTCCGTGCAGGCAACCAATGCGTTTGCGGAGAATGTCAGTTTGTCTCCATCCACGGCTTTGATGACGATATCCTTGTTGTTTTCTTTTTTCGTGGTGCATCCGGAGATCGTCACTCCGTCACCGGCGGAGAATTTGGAGGAAAGCCCTGCCCCCGTCATGGTGATGCTGTCGGTGGTCACAACGGCATTGGACTTGCTGGCGCTGGCCCCCAGGTCATGAAGCGTTGCCGTGTTCAGGTCCAAATATTTTTTGTCCGGCCAGATTACAAGCTTTGTGTTGACCACGGCAAACTGCTTTTCTCCCGCCGTCACCGTGCCAACCGACTTTCCGTCATAGATCAGGCTTGTCCCGTCCACCACCACCAGCTTATTCCATGCGGTCACGGCGGTAGGGGACACATAGTCCCCTACCGGCAGCCGCCGCAGCCGTGTAGACAGATAAGGATACCTGCGGGTAGAAAGGTTCCGGCAGGCAGAAAAATTGCCGTCCGTAAAGTTGTCGGAGAAATTGATCCCCAAAAACTCTACAATCTGCTGTTTCGTTTTCTGCTCTGCGTATTTCAGACTTGGAAGATACATAGCCCCTCCTTACATGGTCTTGAACCAATTTCCGTCCGCTGCCGGTCGGTTCGTCCGCCGGTAATAGCTCCGGTATTCCTGCATGGCGCTGTTAAACACGGCCATATCATTGGCGTATAGGTCTGTTTCCCGATTGTACAAATCGATCATAGCGATCACATACAGGTGATACAGGCGGTCATACGGATGGGGCACCAGCAGGCTCGTGTTGGCGTCCTCCGGCCACGAATAAGATACCGGGTCCGTTTTCAGTAGCTCCACGCTCAACTGCCCGTCCAATTCAGAAAGCCAGCCGGTGATCTGTTCATCCGTGTAGAGGTCAGGCCGTACCGCCTGCGTCTGGGCGATGACCTCTGAAATGGTTTTGTTCATAGTGTCTCCTTATCCGTTCCAGTCGGCCCGGGTCTCCCTCACATCAATGTGCGTAAAGCCCTTCTGACTGTATACGCCCACACCGCCCCAGTCCGGCATGAGTTCTCTTGCGTAGGCCGCTACCGCTGCCGGTTTCTGCCCCCGCACGGTAATGTCCGCCGCCGTGCCGTAGCAGTGCTGGCTGTGGGCCACGCCGCCCACTTTGGCATTGTACTGGGGCGTCCGGTAGGCACTGGCAATCGTCACCGGAGCGCCGAAGTGGCTGCGGATGCTCTGCAAAACCATCACCAGCCGGGGCGCTACCAGCACGGCATCGGAGCCGTCCTTGCAGGCAAATTCTTTCACTTTAAAATGGGTGGACAGCTTCTTGCCGCCGTCCTTTGCCTTGGAATAGGCGTTGATCTCTACCATAGGTTTCTCTCCTTCCGGCTCATTGTCTGCGCTCTTGTACTTCCACACGAGGAAGAACGGGATCACCCGCCCATCCCCGGTAAAGCCCTTGCCGTCCTTGTCCATGAAGCAGGTGCTCCCGCCGCCGTCCATCATGATGGCGTTGTCCCAGCCGGACGCGGCCAGCAGGTCACGGAGCTGTTCCGGCGTCCGCCGGTCCTTGCTCACATAGTAGGCGAACCGCCCATCCTTGGTGCCGATGGCCGTCCGGGGAGCGCGGTACTTCATATCCGCTCCGCAAGTGACGGGGTAGATCTTCTTCCCGCCGATGATGAGGTGGACACACTCCATATAATTCCGGTCCCCGTTGGACACGGTTTTCACGCCAAAGTCTGCCGGGGTGTCCCAGCTGATGGCCCACGCCCGGTAATTGGGGGCCTTGTAGACCTTGCCGTCTGCCTTCAAATGACAGGCCGGGGTCTGGTTCCGCAGGAAAATGGAGCCATTGCAGATAGCGTCCCCGACCGCCTCCGCCAGCATCTTTTTCAGGTTGGCCGTGGTGGAGCGGAGACGCTTCCGGTTGAAATAGATCTTGATGAATTGGAGATCGGAGAGCGGGACGGTGCCCGCTCTCGTGCTCATGTGTGAGCCTCCGAATTCTGTTTCCCCTGATCGCTGGCCTGACGAATGGCATCCAGCATATTTTTAATAAAGGCGGGGTAGGGGATCCCCATTACTGCCGTATTCTCCAAAATTGACAATCCCTCGTTGGCGATGAAAAACATACAAACAGCGTCACGGGCAAAGTCGCCGGATGTGGCCTGATCCAAAAATGCCCCCATCCATACCAGCGCCAGCATGACGCACTTCTTCGCCAGCCCCTTGAACCCGGCGTCGGAACTCAGCGCCCCGGTTTTGCTCTTGCCGGACTTGTGCCAGATCGCTGCCACCAGCCAGCCCGTGGCGTAATCCAACGCCATAAAGCAGATCAGAACTTTGAGAGCCACGTCCCAACCTCCAAGTGCCTGGGCGATGGCGGAGCCAGCCGCAGCCAGCACCGCCAACACCGTGTTTTTGATGTGTAAAGCGTTCATGGTGTACCTCCTTTCGGCGGTCACACCCGCACGGCCTTCTCAGGATGACCATCCTCGTCGAAGGTAATACGGTAATGGCCTTCCGGCGTCCAGACCTCCTCCTCGGTGTTGGCCTTGGCAGGGTTGTACCGCATATAATCATGCAGATGACGCACGTCGGCGGATTCCCCCTCATTCGGGATGAAGCCCTCTTTCATCTCCTGCTCCGTCCAACCGGCCACGCCACCGTCGGGATTCAGGTGGAAGTTGGCGCCGGCCTCCTTCAGCTCCGCGTTAATGGTCTCCACGGTCTTGCCGTTCTTCTTGCCCTCGTTGATGATCTCAGCAAACTTCTTTTCCATAGTGTTTCTCCTTTCGTAGTCCGTAAAATATGTTTCTGCCGCCCCGCGGCTGGGTTATTCAGTCCATTCCGCCCATCCGTCCATGTAGACGTAGAGCTTCCCGTCCTTGCGGTAATAGGCGTTGTTAATGAGAGGCACGCCCTCCGCATATTCAATGGGGTTCTCAGCACTGGTGCCAACGGGGTTTTCCTGTGCGACGTATTCCTTACGCACCAGCACATCTCCCACATAGGTTTCCACCCAGTTCTGTCCTAACTTGTCGCTCTGGATGGTCTCCGTGTGGATCAGGTCAGTAATAGGCTGGATGGCCTCCCCGGCGTCCACCTCACACACGGAGGCTCCGTCAGCAAAGAGATACGGCGTCCCCCGGTACGCCACACCCTCTGCGTGGTTTACGTCCGTCAGGAGATACACGCCGGAGGTGTGTACCCGGATGTAGTTGACCTTCTCAGTCAGGTAGCTTTCCCCTTGCGGGGTGGTCACTTTGTACATAGAATCCTCCTTATACAAAAAAGCAGGGGGCCAGCGCCAAGGAATAGTAGGCACCGTCAGTGGCGGTGTCACCGTCGGTGTAGACACGGCAGAAATAGCAATTGGTGCTCGAATCGACGGAACGGCACCACACAGAGGCCTTTGTGCCGGTGGCGTTGTGCTTATAATGCACCTTGCTGTTTTCAGCCTTGTAATAGTCATACTGGACCTGGTAATTCTGCTCCGCGCTGTTGGCGTAGGTTCTTACCCCAAAATATTCAAACTCCGAAAGCAGCGGCAGCAGATCCTGGGTAGCGGTAACATAGCTTGCGGTGTCATGTCCGCCGCCGGTGTTGTCGCTGTACTTGGTAGCCGGCTTCATAACCGCCCGGAGATCCGCCGGCAAAGCTGCCAGCAGGGTGTTGGCCGTGGGGCTGGTGGCGCTGGTGCTGTTGCTGCCCAGCACGGTCTCTCTCATGTGGCTGTTATTCCACCCGCCGCTGTTCGTGTTCAACTTATACATGGTAAAGGCACCGTTTGAATATGTATAGTCGCCGTAATCACCATCCACCAGTCCAACCAATTTCTCGCCGATTTTTCCAATCTGGAAATGGATCAGGTGTTCGCCCTCTCTGGCAGCGTTGTGGTCAATGCCGATGATAAACGCCTGCACCGTCAGGTTGGTAAAGGTTGTCCTTCCCACCGTGCCGTTGATCACAATGTCCTTCGTGTCGCCCACGTTCCAGTACTGCGCCGCCAACCCCGCCTGACTGATTTTGCTGATGGTTTCCCAGCTGTTGTTGTTCAGCACCGGATCAACATGCACCGGCGCTTTCAGCAGCGGCACAATGCCGCTCATAATTACTTTGCCCATCGTGTCACCCCTTTGATACAAGAATCGTGATGTGCATGTCGCTGAACGTACACTGATCGTCGTTCTTGTCCTGCGAACTGTCCTTGGAATAGGTAAATTCAATTGTCTGCCCCTTGGCAAGACTGCCGTTGTACGTCTTGTTCGTGGTAGCGCCAGACACCGCGTTTTCAACGGTCACTCCGCCCACTTTCAGCGTGAATTTGTCATAGTCGGCTTCGCTGGAATAGGAATAGTTGAATGCCAGCACGGAGATGTTCTGCTTGGCGGTCAGTATGGTTGACGCCGTGGAGCTATTCACCCCTGCATTGTTGGTGGTAAACACCGTCCCGGATCCTTGGAAATAGTAACTGCTGCCGTTTGTAACGGTGAAGTAGTCGCTGATATTGTCTGCCGTAATGGAGACGATGATTTCTTTCACGACAGACGGAGCTGTATGCACCTCGCCCTTCCGCATCATCAAGCATTTACCCATCAGGCCACCCCCTTTAGCTGCAAAGTGGTTTCGTCGAACTTGGCGGTGGAGGGAAGAACCAAAGCGGGGCGGATACCGCGCGAGATGGATGCGTTGCCGAAGTAGTAGCTGCCATTGCCACCGACGAAACACACGATGCCGGTATCGCCGGTGTACGGGGAGCGGAGCAACCAGCCGTCGGCCGAGCCGTTCAGTTTCGCAATGCGCTTGGAGTCGCCGTAAGAACTTGCGGTGAAGTAGTCCAGCTTCGCGCCGTCAACCGGGAAGTAGCTGCTGTCGCTGGTCGTCCAGCCGACTTCGTAGCCGGATAGCAGGAACACCTTGCAGGACAGACCGTTCGCGCCACTCTGATCCGAACCGCCAGAACCGCCGCGGCGATACGGTATTTTCACCTGCTTGACAGAGGCTCGTTCCACGCTTCCCAGACTGCTGAAAAAATCCCCATTCAGCCAAGTGTTGATGGCGCTGGTCTCGTATATGTTTACATCGGACGTGTTCCATTGTCTCTCGCTGTGAATATCCTTCCTCAGCAGCCACGTCCCGTCGCAGCTTGCATCATACAAACTGGAATTGCTGGGGATGCCCTGATTCACCACCAGATACTCCACAGCCGCGCCGTTTTCCATCAGCTTCACGGTGGTCCCAACGGCAAGGGAACTTGCAAGGATGCCGGTTGACGGGGCTTTTGCTCTGCACCCGCCAACCACCGTTACATGGCCCATCAGCTCACCTCCGCAACAATGGGGATTGCAACCGTGTTGGCGTCCCCGAAGATGGTAAACTTGATGCCGCCGTCATAGGTCTCTGCGTAGCCGTTAGTGATGTAGGTCAGATACTGGTTTTCCGCCTCCACAAAGGCCGCGTAATCATCGCTTGTCCCACTGCCGGTGTAAGCATGGTCCACCGTGGCCGTTTGGCTTGCCAGCACCCCCGGAATCGCCACGCTCTGGGTCTTGACCCCGGTGTTGCTGTCCTCCGTCCATGTGGTGCCGATGGTGGCGGTGTAGGTCTTGACGGAGCTGATCTCCGGCAGCTGGTTTGCAGGCACCTTGCCGTCTACAAGATCGGCTTTCCCGTTCCACGTCGCCCTGTCGGTGTCGCTGACCTCCTTCGGGTGAACATGATCTGCTCTGGCTGCTTTGGAGGATGTACCTGCGCTGGCCGTGCCGGGGGCAGATGGTGCGGCATCGGAGAGCTGAGGAATTCTATCCCTGGCAAGCGCTCCGGCAGATCTGTCATCCATATAATAAATCATAGCGGAAATCAGATCACCGCTATACGATATGCCGAACGAATAAGTATCCGCATTATCTGTAAGGGCGTACATAACCAAAGGTAGATCATCAATAATATTGTCATCATTAATGCGGAACGTGACTGACGCTCCGTCCTGTACAGCAGCTTTTACTTCCGCCCGGGTCTTATCAACAGTAACAGTTTCCCCATCATCCCCCAATGTGCCATTGATGATAAACTGCTTGCCCGCCTTGCTGACCGCCTCCCGAATGTCTGCATGGGCGGTTGCGTCGGTGTTGTGCGCTGCCACCGCCGCAGCTGCGGTTCCGGATGCTTCTTTCCCTGCCAGCGCTTCCCGGATATCGCTGTGGGCATCAGCACTCTGGTTATGTGTCGTTACATAGCCCTGAGCCTCCACTTTGGTTGCAAAGTCACCGCCAGCAACTGCCTGTGCCTGCTCTGCCCAATACTTGGCGTTGTCCGTGTCCTCGCCGGGGCGGGTGCCGGTTCCGCCTACCGCCCAGCTTTGGGCGGTCTTGTTGATACCGTCCACGCTGGCTGCGCTCTGTGCCGCCGCTGCTGCCGCCGCGCTGGCTTGAGACGCGGAGCCGGATGCTGCTTCCGCCGCCGTGCTGGCCGTGCTTGCCGCGCCGGTCGCCGTGCTGGCGGCAGTCTGGGATGCCTTTGCGTCCGCCGCCGTTGCCTCTGCGCTGTCTTTGGCGTTGCTCTCTGCGGTTTCCGCTCCGGTCTGTGCAGCCTTCGCTGCTGTCTCGCTGGCCTTCGCCGCACTTTCGCTGGCGCTTGCAGCCTTTTGAGCCGCAGCCGCAGAGGTCGCGCTCCCGCTGGCTGCGCTGGCCTGTGCCGTTGCCGTATCCGCGCTCTTTGCCGACGCCGCTGCTGCCGCACTGGCCTGAGACGCGGAGCTTACCGCTGCCGTTTCACTGGCCTTTGCGTTGGTCTCGCTTACTTTTGCGTTGGCCGCTGCTGCTTCTGCCGCCGCTTTTGCGGTGGTAAACAGTGCCTCCATGCCTGCGATTTCCGCCTGCAGCTGGTCTTTGTCGCTGGGTGTGATGGTCCCGGCGTTCCCGGCGCTGTCCGGCAGCTCGGAATCCAATACCCGGAAATGCCCCGCCGCCGTAGTGATGGCCTTTGTGGTGGTCTCTCCGGATACCAGTACGCCCTTGATGGTCACAGTGGCTTCTCCGGCATACTTCAATGCCTCGGACGGCACGTCCACTTCGTAGGCTCCATCCACCAGCGTGTCCAGCCCCAGCACCAGCGCAACGGAAGTATTCCCCAGCGCATCGGTGAAATACGCCGTCTTGGCGGTGCCCTCCCATGCAGGGCCGAATGTCATCCGCAGGGTCACGGCGTTGTGGGAGCCGGTGGCTCCGAACGCTTCCCCGGTATATTTGATATACATGTCCTCAACGGACAGTGAAATAATGCGATTCATACGCCCTCCATAGAAAATGCGGGCAAACGGCAGGAAACCGTCTGCCCGCATCGGGTTACATATCGGCCAAAGCCTTGGCGCTGTTCTTCTGCGCCGCCATCTGTGCCTTGTAGGCTTCCATTTCCTGTTTCTCTGCGTTCTGCAGCACCAGCAGGAACTTCCGCTTGATCTGCACAGTCTCACCACGCATAATGCGGATGATCTCACCGTTGACGCCCACGATAATATCGCGGGAATCCGTGCGGCCCATGAGAGGTGCGGTATACTCTACCAGCTCCTCATTGGGATCCGTTACCTTCTTAGCTTCGCTCATTTTGTCCTCCTATCAGGCGCTGACGGTCGTTTCGATACGAACCATGTACTGCTGGACCAGGATCTCCGCCGTCTTGGTGGCCTTCCAGCCAACGGTGGCACGCTGATCCAGGGGGTCGCCGGAACCGGCGCTGCCCAGCTGCTTGACGATGTGCTGCAGACCGCCGCCGGAGATATCGGTAATACCGTAGGCGTCATCCGCAAGGATCAGGGTGGAGTACACGTCCCGCTTGTTGGCGACCTCCGTGCCGGTGGCCTTGTTCTTGGCAGCGTCCTTCCACACCTTGGCGCGGCTGGACTGCACAAAGCGGACGCCGTACAGCTCGCCGATCTCGTTCTTGTAGATGTTGGCGGTGTCCACATACTCGTGGGGACTCTTCCACTCAGGGTCCTTCATCAGGTCGTACTTGGCGTTGGGGTGGATAATGCCCACATAGTAGCCGTTG